ACCAGGGCGGCCCCCTCACTATCGAACAGCTTGAAGGCAATCCGCAGTTTTTCCTGCTCGCTTTCTGCGGTCTTAATGATGTCCGCGAAGTCGGCAAGGATCGCAGAGTTTGAGCGCATTTGACCATTCGAATCGCGCAGCTGCACGTTGTACTGTTCTGCAACCTTCTTAAGTTCTCCGGTTCCCGCAGCGACTTCTGCAACACGTCTGGAAAAACGCTGCATGCCCATATCAAGCTGCTGCTGTGAAACTCCGGCAATGTTCGCGGCATACCTGTACTCTTGGAGTTCGTCCGTGGTGACACCGATTTTGTCGGCAACCTTGGCAATGGCATCGGCTGTGTCCAGACTCCGTTTGATAAAGTACCCCATAGCTGTAGCGGACCCTACGGCAACCATAGCGCCGCGCATGGAGAAAATGCTTTTGGTGAGCGATTGCCATTTCCTCTCCATCTTGGCGAGAAGCTGGTTACTTTTGGAGGAAAAAGAGTTGACGTTTCTGCCTGCTGTACGGAGATCCCGGTTAAAGCTCACGGAATCAACGCCCAAATGGGCTATGAGGCTTCCAATATTAGCCATTATTATTTACCCTTTGCCATCATGTTAAGAGCTGATCTCATTCGTTTTGTGGCCTCGCGTTTCGTTTCTTTCCTCGGTCCTTTTGGCCGCAGCGCAAAATCTTCAGTTGAATAGGGTTTAGGATGCTTTTTGCGATCCCGATTAGCTTCGGCAAAAAGTGCCGTCAACTGACCAATGCGGTAATCTTGCTTGTAATCTCCCCAACCGCCCTCAATGGCCCACATTTCTTCTAGTTCAGTAACTTGAGCGCTTGTCAGCTGCCGAAGCATCAAAGATGGATGCGGGAACCCCAGGGACAGGGCTATCCGCCACCTGAACTGTCTCCCTGGGGCGTTTCGGAGTTTTTTGCGACGTCCTCCCTTTGAGAGCCGAATATCTTATTGAGCCTATTAGCTACATCAAAAAGACGATCTAAGATAAGGCCGTTTTTCTGCCCCAATGCCTTGATGTCTTCGAAGGAGAAAAGGCGCTCCCGTTTTTCATTTACCGCACACATAGCCACAAGAGCCGCCCTTATATGAACGTAGTCGGTTTTTTTTCCACTTTGAGCGAACGCATACTGCTCAAATTCGTCGCGGGCATCTCCGGACATTTCTGCGATAAAAATGTCACCGCCCCATTCCGGGACCTCGACTTTTTCAACCTTCAAATCCTCGACTTTGAGGATATCCTCTCTTGTCAGCACTCCCATGGGACCTCCAGATTATGCCTTGGTGATGGTCGTGGTGGGCTGAAAGACGATATCCCAGCGCACATCATCATCCACAGGGCCGTAAGGCGTAGAGAAACCAACCACATAGGCTGTAAACGTCCATTCTGTGGCAGGCGAATCAGGGCAAAGCACTTTATAATTATCCGCTGTCTTCGCACCATACGCCGTATAAAGCCCTGTTTGTTGAGTATCGTTCGGATCCCAGAACATGGTCACCGTAAAGGACGGCAAATCCTCCAGGGTGCCAGGAATGAGTTGCCGGGTCGTGTCGTCATAGCCGGTCCGGTCCCTCATAGATCTCGCCGCATTGATGGCCGGCATGTCCGCCACTTCGCCAATCGTGGTGAAACCCTCCGGGCTGGCTCCATCCCCTGCCTGCAAATACAATCCTTGTGAGTCAATTCTTGCCATGGTCTTTTCCCTCCAAAGTTAGGTTGTTTCGAAATGCGGTATGACGAAATCCATTGTCACCCGAAACACATCAATGTTATCTTCCCAAATGTCGCGGTCCCCCTCTAGGTGAATCCCGCCGACATTGTTTTCCGTGTTGATATCTCCTTTGTATCCGTCCAGACATTTACGCACCTTGTCTGCCAAATCCTTCACGCCGTCGTAATCAGAAGCCCAGCAATCTATCTGAAAACGTGGCCGGGCTCTGCCGCTTGCGCCGGCATATTTTGCCGCCCGGTCCCCGGATATTCTCTGATAAGTGATCGCCGGGAGCGTCCAACCCTGCGGGAGTTTCATGGGATAAATCCGAGTGTTGACCAAGGCGGCCACGTCCGCATCGTTCTTCAAAATGTAGTGAATGTCCTTTTCAATGGTCATAGATGAAAAAGCCCATACCGAAGTGTATAGGCTCCCCCTAAAAAAATCGATTGTGGTGCGGATTTCGCGCTCTAGATTGAAATTCTACGCTTGTATGACTTGCTCAGCGTCCCATATCGGCCCGCCATTTTTGTGGCCTCTGCTGCCATGCGCTTGGCCATTCGCTGGACAATAGCCCTCATGATGTCCCTGTGATGCTCATCCAGGGCGGGACGAAAAAACGGTTTTGCAGGCATTGATCCTGTGTGTGTCACCGTGGCCCAGACGCCGGGGCTCAACTCGACAGCGCGTGGCTTTTTCAGCCTCCGGGGTCCAGTTCCATATTCTACAAGATGTGAATGCGGCGCTGAGCGGTCAGTGAATATCCTGAAAATACCGTGAGTGCCTTTCAGCTTCTGAATTTTGAAGGAATTATAAAGCCGCTTACTTTTAATCGATCTGTTTTGCCTGAGATTCTTCCGGGCTTCTTTCCTGATTACTGCTGCCCCTGCCCTTACAGAAGCATCTAGAATTGTCTCCTGCACTTTCTTGGGGAAATCCTTCAGAAGTTTCTCAAGAGCAGGACCGCCCTGCAAATCAAAAGCTGTGGCCCCTTTGATTTTCCGTCCCGTATAGGTTGAAATCATTCCAGCACCTGTGCCGTTATTTCGTGCGTGTCCTGACGGCCTAGCTCAACAATCCCCACAATATCATAATACTCGCTGTTATAGCTGATCCGCATTTTGGTGGTCAGGCCACTCACATACCGGCACTTGAAAATACAAAGCGTCTCGCCCACCGTGCCGCCCTGAAAGAATTCGCGTCCGCTTTTATCGATCTTCTGAGCCCAGCGCGTCACATAGGTCGCCCAGCTTCCAGATGGAGCACCATAAGAATCCTGAGCAGGAGAGTCAGCCGTCCATTGCTGAATAATAATCCGCTTGTCCATGCGGCCAGGTTTAGCCATCAAAATCTCCAAATCTTGTAAGGATAAAGCAGCGCATCCCGCGTATCCTCTAACGCTTTCTTGTAAGCCGATTCCGGCCTTTCGTACCGGATTTCAATATCCAGCTTCATGGCATTCTTGAACCCCTCCGGGATGTTTACTGTATAATCCGGTGGGCTGTCGCCGTCGTCGTCATAGCCTGCCACGAATTGAACCTCAATCGGGTTCTTGGGGTGGAGCGTGGTCGAGGGCCAGCTTTTGCCGTAAGCAAGGATGATCCGGCCCGGCTCAGAATCCGTGTCCACTTCATAATCATCCGCGCTCCAGGTCGTCTGATCATCGTCTGAATCCGTGTATTTGATGTGAGTCACGGATTGAAGAGGTGGAAAAGGTAATTCAAACTCATCCCCCGAGGGCCAATCCTGGAGGTAATATTTCCAGGTCTGCTGGACCAGAGCCCGGCGCGTGAAGTCCTCCACTAATTCCCTGCTGGCCTTGATGAACCCCAAAAGCTGGCTATCATGATTGTTGTGCTCGATCCTGAGATGATCTTTAATCTCATCCAGCGTCACGGGCTCGCAATAGGGATTTACCGTTCTTGTGACGATCATTATCTGCTCTCCACCTTGACATAAAAAGATCGCTCAACCGTCCGGCCATTGGCGGTCACTATACGATTGGTGATCTTATATTTGCTTCCTACCGTGCCGCCTGATAACCAAATGGTCGTTGTGGTCGATGTGCTGGTATCTGAATCATCGGTAATTCCCGTAGGCACATTCCAGGTGCTTGTACTTACCGAATCATCGGAATCCAACCAATCAGACCAGTCAAAACCAAAATCCAGCACAGACGAAGGATCTTTGATGAATGTGGTCATGAGATCATCCTGCTAGGAGAGGTTGACAATGCCTTCCGAATTGAACTGGAGTGTGTAATCCCCACCATTCGAAGCCGTGGTAAGCTCCCAATAGGCTATGAGATAATCCTCTGGCGGGCTCGCCCCGGAATCATCATACATGATCGCATGACTCGGCGTTCCAACATCCAAGGCCGTCCAGGTGATATTGTCCCCATCGAATACCGCTTCATCCCCTGGACTATCGAAAGATGTGGATTGATTTGCCAAAGTCTCCCCGCCCGTGGTATATGCCGGAGGGCTGTTGGCATCCGTTTCCTCATCGCCCTTGATATCCTGATATGCTTCATGAGCGTTGAGATCCGGTGTATGCCCAGTTACAAGGCAAACCTTGATTGTATCGCCGCCATTGGCGAGATTAAACGCGCCATTCAACAACTGCAACTTAAAGATGTCATACAGTGCTCCATCACCTTCAGCCATTTTCTCATCTCCTTCTTGGATAAAGATTTAATGCCTTCAGGCCAATGATAATGCCTTCAGGCTGTTTTTTGCGCCTTTTTGCATGGCGCTTGTCCTTCAAAGCTCCTGTAATCACATCCCTTTGACGGATGACTTCTTTCAGGGCCGTTTCACCAGCGTTTTCTTTTATGCCATCCATGATCACGCATTCCGCCAACTGGATTCGGCGTCTTAATTCGGATTCCGAATGTTTCATAAGACTATCCCGTTCGCTCGCTGTCATATTATTTTGCTCCTATCCTATGCCGAGACGGTGATAATCCGGCTTTCCGATTTCACCGTAATTATTCGGCTTTCAGCAAGGACCGAGATAAGTCGCTCAAGAGCTGCCATCGTTACAGTGCTGATAGAAATATCAGGGGACGAGGCGATCAATTCAAGAGCCGCGAGAAGAATAGCCGCCTCACCTATCGAGAGCGTCATAGGTTGAGCGCTTGTTGAAGCTGTCAAAGCATTCAAGGCGATTATGCTTGCTAGGGTAACGCTCAGATTTTCTGCCGAGGTTGCCGCTGCCAACGCGTCCAGTGCAATGCTTACCTGCCCTGGCGAAAGCGTAATTCCGGGCATGGAGAAAGCCCCAGCAAGAGCATCTAAGAGAATCTGCACTTGCCCTGTGCTGAGGGTAATCGCCTCGGCGCTTCCTGTAGCCGAAAGCGCATTGAGCATGATAGTCGTTGCTAGGGAAAGGACTATGTTTTCAGCCGTGCCAGTCGCTGAAAGGGTATTGAGAGCAATCTGCACTTCCCCAAAGCTGAGCGTGATACCTGGAATTGAAGCTGTTGCTGAAATGGCATTCAGAAGAATTTGTCCGGCTAAAAGCAGGCTGATATTTTCAACCGATCCGGTTGCCATTAATGCATCTAAAATAATCTTCGCTTCACCAGCGGAGAGCGTTATGCCTGGGATAGAGCTAACCGCAGATAAAGCATCAAGCGCGAGTTGGACTTGCCCTAGAGATAGCATTGTGCTCGGCGCGCTTCCTGCTCCAGATAACGCATCGAGAATGACCTTCGTTTCCCCTGGAGAAAGCGAGACATTTTGTGCCGTTGCCGCCGCGTTGAGCGCATCCAATAGAATGATCAGCGCGCCGGAGACTGTAATGCTCTCAGCAGAAGCTGATGCGCTTAAAACATCGAGCAGAATTTGAATTTCATCAAGGGAAAGGGTAATGGCCGGCGTAGACGTGGCTCCGGTCAGTGCGTCCAGGAGCAGGTTGACCGCACCCGGTGAAAGCGTGGTCCCCGGCGTAGACGTGGCTCCGGTCAGTGCGTCCAGGATGGTTTGTACCGCGCCTAAAGATAAAGATACGTTCGGTGCCGAAGTCGTACCTGTTAAAGCATCCAGTTCAATCGTCTCCCCGCCCGCCACGGCGAAGATAAAACCCCACATATCGTCGATGTATTTGTTGTTCCAGGAAATGTTCCGCTTGGTTATCAAATCACGGATATAGCCTGGCTGCGTTGGATATTTTATGTGGCT